CCACGCCGGTGCTCACCTGATCCCACTGGTTCTCGCCGATCGCCACGTAGATGTAGCTGCCGGGCTCCAGCACGCTGTCGGTGGGGAAGGTGGAGAACTCGATCGCGCGGCGGATGTGGCGCCGCTGGTTGCACAGCAGCTTGCCGAACAGGATCGCCTGGCTGCGGTTGGTGACGTACTGGGAGAGGTCAAAGGTCTGCCGCACGCTGTTGGCCTCAAGCGCATCGGCGCGGCTCACCTCCACGCTGCGGTTTCGCGGGAAGACGCCATCAATTTCGGTGTCGCGGTAGATCACCGAGGCGATCAGATCCTGCACACTGCTGCCGAAATCGAGGAACTCCTCGCGATAGCTGTCCTCAAGGATGTTGCCTTGGTTGAACAGCGCCGAGATGGTGACCTGCCGGGTGATGTTGCCGGCGTCATCGCAGGGAACGGCCGGCACCAGCGTTTCGCGGCCACCGACCCGGCCAAGCTCAAGCAACGAGAACGGTGCCACGTCCGCCCAGAACTGCCGCCAAGGCACCTGCTCAGCGATCACGCCATCCATGAACAGCTGGTTCTGACGGCAGAAGCGCTTTGCCAGCGCCAGTGCCTGCAGATCGACGCCGCCGATCTTGGCGAAGCGGCCAATGCCGTTCTCGCCGTCGAGGATCGTGTCGAGGAAGATATCGGGCGCGTAGCTGCTGGAGCCATCCGGCTGCGCGGGGTAGGTGCCGTCATCCCGCAGGCGGCGCAGCTTCTTGCCCTCCAGCGTGAACACCGACAGCGAGCGCAGGTCCTGGATGCCTTGGCCGCTGTAGGCATTGAAGCCGAGCAGCGTCAGGCCGCTGTAGAGGTTGGGGTAGTTGCTGAAGGCCTCGATGCGCTGCTCGGTCACGGCGCTGATCGAGAACTCGGGACCACCTTCAAAGCTGAAGCTGGTCTGCGTGTCGGAGCGCATGGAGAACAGCCCCCATTCGTCCACCTCGTAGGGGTTGACGTTGATCGGTGGCTTCAGACCTTGCCGTGAGCGGATGCTGCCAAGGAAGGTGAACTGGCCGCCAGCAGGTCCGGGGATGATCTGCACGTCGCCGCTGTTCTCGATGTAGGCGAAGTCAGCGAAGCCGTGGAACTGCATCTCGGCGGCTGGCTCGGCGATCGGATCGAAGCGGAACTGCCAGTTGCCGATGTTGTCGCCGGCCACGAACTTGAGCGACATGAAGTTGTCCACGTCGGCGCCGCGGCGCACAGCGAAGATGTAGGGCAGCCGGCTCCACTCTGCGCCGGTGCGGCGGTAGCGCAGCCAGAAGAAGGCTGCGCGCACCTTGGTGCCGTTGTCGCTGTCGCGGAACCGCTCAACCTTCTCCTTGCCGTACTTCGGGGCACGGCCCTGGATGCGCTTGAAGACCTTGGCCTTCAGCGCGAAATCCACCACGCGGCACTCAGTGATCGTCTCGTAGCCGGCCTCCTCCATCTTCACCAGGCACTTGGTGTTGAAATAGTCGTTCCAGCTGTTCGGGTTCTCGAGGTAGCGGGTGAGGTAGTCGATCCGCGATTGCTTGGTTGCAATCTGGCTGCGCAGGCTGGCGTCACGCGCTGCCATGGCAGGCAGATCGAGGTTGTTGGCGTTCGCGGTGATCTGCGAGATCTCGTAGTTGAGCTCACGCTCGCGGTTGTTCAGCCAGCGCTTCTCCTGCTTCAGCGTCTTGCCGCGGCCGGGGATGACGCCATCGGCAAAGCCGTACTGCTCAAACGCCTTGCCGAGGCGCGCCTGTTCTTTCTTCAGCCGCCGGTTCGTGTCGCCCAGTTCGCTGCGCCATTGCGCGATGCGGGTGCGATTGCGCTGTGCGCTCGGCTTGTCGAGCTCATCCTCAATCAGGTCGCGCAGCGTCTTGCGGCGGTCGCGGAGGTTGTCCACACGCGCGGCAAACTCGCGCACGCGATCGTCGAACAGCTCCGCATTGTCGAGCAGATAGTCGAGCTCCTGCGTCGTCCACTTCCGGTCTGTGAGGTCATCGATGAGATCCTTGAGGCTCTGGATCTCCTGCAGGCGCTGCTGGATGCCGCTGGTGCCCGGCAGCAGGATCGGCTCATTGCGCAGCAGCTGATCGTTGAGAGCAGTCAGTTCGCCCTCCAGCACGACGATCTCGCGTTGTGCTTCGCGGCCGTTCTTTTTGAAGTCCTCGGTGTTGTAGTCCTCGATCGGACAGATGCCGGCCTCGATGCACTCCATGGAGACGCGCATGGCGCCGTCTTCCAGCTCCACGTTCTTGATCGGTGCTGCCACGCGGAACTTTGCGCTGCCGAGCTTGTAGGTGCTGGCCGCATCGATGTAGCTGGACAGCGTGCGGCGCAGCTCCTTGGCGGCGCGTGCAGTGTCGCTGCCGCCGGATCCGATCTGCCGGAAGATCAGCGTCATGCGCTCACCGACAGGCACCACCGGACGCGCGTCGTTCAGCACGTTGAGCGGCCAGTAACCTTGCAATCCGTCGATCTCAATGCCGAGCGGTGCATCCTGCTCCCGGCCGTCCTCATCGCGGTCGATGTAGACCACGTTGATCGGGATCGGCGCGTAGACACCGAACCGCGTCATGGTGCTCGGCGAGAAGGCCTGGCTGAAGCCGTCCTGATGGTTGTCGCCGATCAGTGTTGGCCGGTAGGCAATGCTGCTGGCGGCCTCGCCGATGCGCGTCGGGTCGCTGTCATCACCGCGGATCAGGTCGGAGAACTGCAGCGGCCGGTTGGCGCCGAAATACGCCCAGGTCTTGCCCGCTGCCAGCTGACGGATCGGGGTCTGGCCAAACGCGATCCGACCAGTGCCAATGCGCTGAATATCGGAGGCGCCGATCACCACCAGCATCTGCATGAACTGGCTGGAGCCCTCGCTGTGGACAGCGGACCACACCAGCGAGCTCGCCACGCGCACGCCACCGGTCGGGTTGTCGTCCACGTTGCAGTAGACGAGGTTCACCGGGTCGCCGTACTTCGCCAGCTCCTGCTGTGAGTTGAAACCAAACCGCGGGGCGAACACCTGATCACGGCGCTGCCGCTGGTTCTTCTGCTCCATCTCCGGCTTCGGAGCGAGCAGGTAGCTGACGGCCTGCAGGATGATGCCGACCACCGCGAGGATGATCGAGATCGGCTCGGCGCGCAGTTCCTGCAGCTTCTCCTCACGCGATCGCGTGAAGTCGTGCTGCACCGCCAGAAACTCGAGGTATTCGTCCTCTGAGACCTTGAGAATCTGGATGAGCTCGTGCTCGTAGGGCAGCAGCTTGCGCGTCATCGATCCATCCAGAAGTAGCGCGCCACGCCATCAGGCAGCGGCGCCTGTACGACATTCTGCCCCGGCCCGATGAACAGCAGCGCCCGGCCAAGGCAAGTGCCGAGCGCTGTGCCGCTACCGGCCGGCAGCAGTGCCACCGCGCCGCGCTGTGGTCGCTTCAGCGGGCTGCCGTGCTCGAGCACCCAGCGCACGATCATCGAGCGCGGGAACGTCTCCTCGTCCCAGTCGCGGTACACCCACGCGAAGCGCTCGCGGTAGCTGGTGAGCCCCAGCCGGTCGCGCACCTCGCACGCCAGCTGGAAGCAGTCGGTAAGCCCGCTGCCATCGCCCGGCCGGTGTCCCCAGCCGTAGCCGAGACCCACCAGGTCGTTCATCGCAGGTAGAGCTCCGAGTTGAGCGGCAGCGGTCCCACCATGTCGCGGGTGAAGCTGCGGCCGGGGAAGCTGGAGCCCACGCTGTCGATCGCCGAGCGGAAGCGCAGCTCAATGGTGGTCTCGCTGAAGCTGGCGCCGAGGCCGATGTAATAGTCGGTGGCGGTGTTGGTGATGGCGCCGGCAGCGTTCAGCCAAGCGGTGGTGAGCGTCAGCTCGCTCAGCCGGTTGCCGTTGCCGCGCTCCACCAGCACCAGCGCGAAATCCACATGCGGAAACAGCACCTGCAGCTGCGCGTTCTCGCCGTTCAGCGTGGCCAGCGCACCCTCGGCGCGAAATGGCGCGAAGAAGTAGCTCTCGCTCTGCAGTATGGCGGTCTGCGCCACGAAATAGTTCTGGTAGCGGTGCGTGACGCCATCGGTCGTCTGCAGCTTGAAGAACTGGCAGATGCGAATCTCGGTCATCAGAAATCGAGCTCACCGATGAGGGTGATCGAGACACGGCTGCGGCCGGTGTAGACCGATTGCACCTCAGGCGGCCCGGCATACTCCCAGCGGATGCTGGTCGGTGCCTGGATGTAGCCGCGCAGCGTGGTGGTCATGCCGGCGAACAGGTCAGCGGGCAGCGTGAAGCGATCAAAGCCACCGCTGGAGGCGTTGTAGTGCGCCAGCAGCTGCTCAGTGGTGGCGTCGGAAATGTTGTCGAAGCCGAGCTGCAGCTCGTAGCCGCTGGCGCGGTTGCCGAAGGCGCGTTTCACGGTCGCACCCGACAGCGCCCGGTAGGTCTTCACCGGGAAGCTGCCGAGCTTGAAGGCTCGGGTGGTCGGCTTGATCCCAGGGAACTGCTCAGCCATCAGCGCAGCCCCACACGGGTTCGGGTGGACGGGCTCTGCTGCAGTTTATCGAGCGTCATGGTCATGCCACGTTTTGCGCCCTCCTTCGATGCAGCGCGCCGGGTTTCGGCCATGGCGGCCTCAAGCTGGTCGCGGCTCACGTATTCGACGCCGCCGATGTTGGTGCTCTGGAAGCTCATGTTCAGCACCGGGGAACCCATGCCCTGCGTCGGCCCGGCACCCATGGCCTCGCGCATCTTGTCCTGCCCCTGCAGCGCCACGGGGATGCGGCGGCCATCGGGCAGCGGCACGTAGGCCTCAGGCTTGCTGCCCTCGCCGTAGAGCGCCAGCTGCGGTCGGTTGGCGATGCCACCTTGGGAATACTTCTTCAGCGGTGCAGGTCCGCTGGAGGTCATCACGCCGCCGTTGGCGAAGCCGCTCAGGTTGGGCGCCACGTTGCCAGCTGCATCGGTGCCGGCGCTGAAGAAGCCCTTCAATGCCTTGATCGCAGCCTCGATCACGTAGATCTGGAACAGCTGCTTGGCGATGTCCTTCAGCACGCCGCTGGCGATCTCCTTGAGGCTCGCTCCCCAGTCGTCGGTGCCGGTTGCCAGCAGATCGAACGCCTGCCCCAACCCGTTGCCAATGCTGTTGGCGAACGCATCGATGGCACGCTGTTTCTTCTCCTGCATTTCCTGCAACACCGAGAGGCGCTGTTCAGCTTTCGCCAGCTCGACGTTCTCGCGCTGAATGCCAGCAACGATTTCGGGTTGAGCAGCGCGGCGCTCCTGAACCAAGCGGAGCGTTTCCTCACGCAGCCGACGTTCTTGTTCGGTGAGGGTGACGCCTGTTGCCAAATCCTTGTTCAGCGTCAGCTCTTGCAAGGCGCGCTGCTCAACCGTGTCGAGGATGGCGGATTCGGCCATTGCTATTCGCTGCAGATCCAGAGCCTGTTGCGCCAGCTCAGGGGTGAGCCCGGCCTTGTGCAGCTCGATCAGTGCGTTCGTGTCAGCCAGCTGGTCCTTTGTGGCCTTGGTCTGGCCGTCCAGCTCGCCGGTGATGCCCGCGAACTCCGCGCGCAGCTGCTTGATCTTGTCGTTGAAGCTCTGCTGGTTGTTGACAGCCGCTTGCGTGCCAAAGTCCGCGTTCAGCTCAGATGCCCGGCTTTGAATGCCGCCCATGACGCCGGCACTGTTGAAGCCAGGCACGGCAGCAGCCGGTGGCAGCGCAGGCGCCATCGGTGCAGCGCTGGCACGCATGGCCTGCGGCAGAAACTGCCTGTAGGCGCCGGACTTGAACACCGACCACGCCCCGAAGCCCTGGCTCTCGAACACCTTGCGCGCGGCGCTGGCGTTCACCGCCGGATCGAACAGCGCCTCATTGCTGCCGATGCCGAACGATCGCCGCCGCTCCGGTCCCATGCGGCCCAGCATGTTGACCTGCCACAGGCCGTAGCTGTTGTCGCCGGTGGCTGCGTTGTTGTTGTGCGCGTTGCTGCGGCCGCCAGACTCGGCCATGGCAATCGCCGCCATGATCGACGCATCGCGGTCGTTGAATCCGGCCGCCAGCGCGAGCGCCTTCAGCTGGCCGACCTTCAGCTGGCCGCGGCCGACAGAGCCCGGCGTCAGCCTGTTCGGCCCGAGCCCGCCACCGGCACCACCTGCGCCGCCGAGCGTGGCAGCAGCAGCCTCGGCGCCGGTCTTCATCTGTTCCGCCAGCTTCTTGCCTGCGTCCTGCAGGATGTTGGAGACGCTGCGCGCGTAGCCCTCTTGGATCTTGCCGATCGCATCAGCTGTCTGAACCTTGAACTGCTCCAGCCGCCGCTGCAGATCGGTCTGGCGATCGACGGCGCTCTGCTCGTTTTCGATCCGCTCCTCAGTGAATTGGCGGTAGATCTCGTTGATGCGCTGCGCTGCCTCGATGCCTTCAGTGGACAGGCCAGCCGCGCGCAGCCGTTGCTTTTCGGCCTCAAGTGCGAAGTCTTCTTCCTGCTGTGCGATCTTGCGGCGGGTCGCGCCGATCTCACGCTCGATCTTCAGCCGCTCATCGGCGAGATCACGCTCCAGCTCCATCGCCCGCTTAATCGTCTCGCGCTGGAAGTCGGCGATCTGCTCGGCGTTGCGCTGCGCTGCATCCGCCAGCTTCTCCTCCGCGTCCTGGCGGATCTTCAGCTCGTCCTCCAGCGCCTCCTTGCGCGCACGCTGGCGTGCTGCCTCACGCTCGCCGGCTGCGGCCTCACGCGCCTCGCGCTGGTCGGCGCTGGGGTTGTCGCCCATTGAGCCCATCGCCCGCTGGCGCCGCTCCGCTTGGAACTGCGCGAACAGCTCCTCAGCGCGCTGGTTCTGGAAGCGGTCGATCTCGAAGCCGTAGCGGAAGAAGCCGCCGATTCCGAACTTTTTGCTGGCTTCTTTCTGCGCTTGGATGGTGGCGCGGATCCGGTCCGCCTCGCGCTCCTGTGCGCCTTCATTGAGCCGCAGCGCATCAGACACCCGCTGCAGCGCGCTGGTGAAGCCACGCAGCAGCGCGATCGCGGCCGGTCCGAAGGCCTTGGCGATGCCTTCGCCCGTGCGGCGCAGCTCGTTTTGCAGGTCAGCCAGCGCCTGCGCGCCGGTCTGGAACTGCGCGTTCAGCTTGCCGAGCTGCGTCTCCTGCAGCTTGCCCAGTGCCCGCAGCACCACGTCGGTGGTGACCTGCCCTTGGGCTGCCAGATCCTTCAGCTCACCGATCGAGACGCCGAGCTCCTTGGCAATGGCCTGCGCTGCCAGTGGCGCCTGCTCACGGATGGAGCGCAGTTCCTCACCCTGCAGCACGCCGGAGGCCAGACCCTGCTTCAGCTGGATCAGTGCGTTGCTGGTTTCCTGCGCCGTCGCGCCGCTGTTGCGGGCAGCCGCCGAGAAGCCGATGAAGGC